AAGATTTAATTAAGAAGCATATTGAATAAACACCTGCAAATAGATTTTACGAATGCTTATCTGCTAAAATACTTTTACTATATAATAACGATACTAAACCAACTTTACAAAGAGCAGGATTTTGAAATGATAATTTTGCAGTTTCAAATCAGCAAGATGTAATTGATAAACTAAAAAACTATAATGAATTAGTTAATCTGCAACAAGAACTATTCAATAACGGAACACAAGATTATAAATTAGAACTGCAAGAAGATTTTTTAAAAGCAATCAATAGAATTAATGCGTAAACATACATCATTGTACCTTGAAGCATTTGGATTTGATACAAGTGATTTCATACCTTGCGAAGTATGTCAAGCAAGAGCAACAGATATACACCATATAAAAGCAAGAGGTATGGGAGGTAGCAATTCAAAAGATACAAAAGAAAACTTAATGGCTCTTTGTAGAACCTGTCATATCAAGTACGGAGATAAGAAACAATACTACGATTTTTTAATACAGAAACATAAACAAATCTGTGATATAAGTGTGAATGATTAATGTTATAGTATATGGCAAATCCAAATCCAAAACAAAGCAATCTTAAACCTTTTAAGAAAGGACAAGATGATAGAAGACATCTTCAAGGAAGACCAAGAACATACATATCAACATTAAAGGATAATGGTTATAAGTTATCAGAAGTGAATGATTGCATACAAGTTCTAATGACAATGACATTAGATGAACTGAAACAAGTGTATGATAACCCAGCATCAACAATACTTGAAAAGACAATTTCAAATGCAATGTTTACTTCATTAAAGAAAGGAAGTTTATATTCAATAGAAACATTATTAAGTAGAGTATTCGGAACACCTAAACAGACAAGTGATGTATCAATGCAAATGCAGTTTAAAGTGGAAGCACCGAATGAACACACCAAGAATCTAATTGACAATCTGTGAAACTAACAAATGTCTTTACCAAAAATATTGAAGCATATTCAAGTGGGTATAGGTATGTAATTAATCAAGGTGGTACATCATCTTCAAAGACATACTCTGTACTTCAACTTCTTATACTAATAGCAATGCGGAAAGACAACTTGCTTATATCAATAGTAGCAGAAAGTTTACCACACTTAAAGAGAGGTGCATTAAGAGACTTCATTAAGATACTTGAAACAGATGGTATTTATAGTGATGACTTACACAACAGAAGTAGCAATAGTTTTAAGATAGGTACAAGTACAATTGAATTCTTTTCGGCAGACCAAAGCAGTAAACTTCGTGGTGCAAGAAGGGATATTCTATTTATCAACGAGTGCAATAACATTGACAAAAGAGCATTTGATGAATTGAGTGTTCGTACTAAACAAACTACATTCCTTGACTTTAATCCTGTAAGTGAATTTTGGGTACACGATATGATTAATACAAGAACAGATATTGCATTCATAAAAAGTACATACAAGGATAACCAATATTTAGATGCAAGTATTGTTAATGAAATAGAAAGCAGAAAGAGTACAGACCCGTATTGGTGGAAGGTATTTGGAGAGGGAGAGATTGGTGTTCTCGATGGAATAGTATTTAGCAATTGGAAAATAGTTGATGAAATACCAGTTTCACCAAAGAAAGTTATCGGTCTTGATTTTGGTTACACTAATGACCCGACAAGTATTATTGAAGTTAGTTATTCAGATGGAGAGATATACTTGAACGAGGTATTATATCAAACACAATTAACAAATCAAATGATTGCTAAATTAATTCTACAAGATGAAGAATTAAAGACAAACATTGTAGTTTGTGATAGTGCTGAACCAAAGAGTATAGATGAATTAAGATTAGCAGGAGTAAGAAGCATACCTGCTGATAAAGGAGCGGATAGCATTCGTAATGGTATAGACCTTATGAAGCAATACAAAATAAATATCTCAAAGAGTTCGGTAAACCTTATCAAAGAGTTTAGGAACTATCGTTGGAAACAAGACAAAGATGGAAAGAGTTTAAATGTTCCTATTGATATTTTCAATCACGGAATAGATGCAACAAGATATGCAGTTACTTATTTATTAGGTAGTCAAAATAAATTTATCAAACCGAAGATACATATACCAAAATAATCTACATTTGTAAACATTAAACATTGAACAATGGAAAGAAAATACAAGTACATACTCGGTGCATTCTTATTACTCGCAATTACAATAGTTGTATTTAGTTATTTGAGTAAACCAAGATACAAAGAAATTTATCCTTCAGACATAAAGGTAATAAATGCTATTGATAGCAGTAAGAAAATGATGAAGCAATATACTGATAGTGTAAAGTCACTGAATGATAGTGTTGAATATTACAAGATGCGTATTGAAGCGAATAATCTTAAACTTAAAAAACTACAATCAAAGAAAAATGAAGCACCTCAAATTTATGTTGTTGACAATTGGTTTGTTAATGACTACACAAAGTTTCTGTCAGAGAGATATAAGTGATACACTTGACTTGAATAGTGAATTGGTATGCATTCCAAAAGCAATAATGGATAGTGTAATAGCAGACTTGAAAAGTGGTGATATTGCAAAGGAAGAAGTAGAAGTGTTGAATGAGCAAATGAAACTACGAACAACTTATGAAGATAACTTGGAACAGATTATAGAAGGACAAAAGAAAACCATTGCTCATTGTAACGATGCAATACAGGAAACAGGATTACTTGCTGACCAATATAAACTACGACTTGATAAAGTTGATAGAGAACTAACAAATAAAAAGAAGTGGGTAAAGATTTTATCCATTATATCAATAACATCATTATTCTTAAATGTAGCACACTTATGAAAAAGATTATCTTATTTCTGTTGTTAATTAGCACAGATAAATTATTCGCACAGACAGATACAATGGCTCTGTATCAAATGAACAAAGTACAACTATCTAAAATTTATTTAGAAGAGATTGCAAAGGTAACGCCAGTTCTTCCAACAATTCCGTTTGATAGTTCACTTGCTGATATACCAAAGAGCAAATACTTGTCTGCTAAATTCAAATCTGTATCTGAAAAGATTGCTTCTTATAATAAAACATTGTTGCAAGAATATGCAGAGATAATTCCTTATGCAGATAAAAAAGATTTGATTGATGCAATACTTTACATTAGGTCTTTATCTGTTAAGTAGTGTAAATGGTAGCACGATTAAGCCGTAACTTAATTAGTGTAAGTTCAAATCTTACCTTAACAACAAATGGAAAAAGAAAAATTAAGATTAAGCATTTGTAATTCTTGTGAATTTAAAAAAGAGTTACTTGGGAATGTTACTTGTGGAACACCAATCTTTGGAGAAGAGGTAACATATAACGATAAACAATATAAGTTGTGTGGTTGTATTATGAAATTCAAGACAATGATACCACAATCAAGATGTCCTATTAAAAAATGGTAACAATCAAAATAAATAACTACGAGTATGATATTCCTACATCGTGGAATGAAGTAACATTAAGGCAGTATATAAACCTTGCTACATATGTTGATGATATAAACCATATTAGATTGCTATCTATTTTTACAGGTATTGACTACGATGTACTTGCTAACTTTCCTTGCGATGATTTTCAAATAAAAGTTATTCCCGAGATGAACTTCTTACAAGAAGAGTTGAATGTTCTTACAATAAAAAGAGCAAAGGTTCTTCATATTGGCAATTATGAATTTGAGCCAATACTTGACCCGAGCAAAGAGCGACTTGGACAGAAACTTTTTATGCAACAGATAACAGAGAATGCAGTAGCAAATCATTATCCACACTTCTCACTTGTTGCTCCAATCATTGCAAACTATTATGCACCTTTTGTACACCCAGAAAAGAAATGGGAAGAGAAACATATCAAAGATTTTGAGCAATTAGTATTGGATATGCCGATGGTTGAAGCATATCCCGAAGCCGATTTTTTTTTAAGTGGTTATCTGACGTACTCAATCAAGAAGTAAATACATTAATAGTACCTCCCGATGAAGATGAGGTAAGTGCAGGTATAAGTAGGTTTGACAAGTTCAAACAATTCAATATAATTTATTCACTTGCAAATGGTGACATTACCAAGTTTGATATTATCTTTAACACTTCGTATCTTGATGCCTTTACTACAATGTATAGGAAAGCAGAAGAATTACGATACACTAAAAAGTTACATCAAATAATAAAAAGGAAATGAGATTAATTGAACAGATACTCAAAGACACAGCACTTGCAACAGATGGTGTTGAACATTATGGTCGTGGAGAGAAAGCATATGCAAATATAGAATCTCCAAAATATCCAAGAATATTTATTCATCTTGTTAATCCACAAGACCAAGTCTACCAAAATAATTTAATTACTTGTAAGTA